AAGGTTTCCACTAGAGATAAAAAATCCGAATCAGTTCTTAATCGCATGACGATATCTACTATGATATCGTTATTTTTTTGCACATCAGTTCTTGCCATCGGAACATCAAACCCCATCAACCATGCTTCTGAAACATCAAGATATTTAGCAATGGCATATAGCCTTTTAGACGGCATGTTTTTTGATTTGCCTGAAAGATACTGACTAACTGCCGATTTTGGAATGTTCAAATCCTTCGCAAGGTCAACAGGTTTTTTTTCTCTTAAAGATAGAGCTTGCTGTAATCTGTTTTTCATCTCTTCATTCATAAGTAATCACCTGCCTTTCGATTGGATGACTTAATCATAGCACACAAGTTGAACTTTTAAAAGAAGAAGTTTAAAAAAGTTGAACCAATGTGTTGACTTTAAAAAAAAGCTATGCTAATATAACTTTAGTTCAAGCAGATTGAACGTCTTTTTTTACAGAGAAAGTTCAAGCATATTGAACAGAAATATATAAAGAAAGGAAGTGAGTAAGGAAAGATGGCTTTCAAGTACAATAAACTTAGAGGGAAGATAATCGAGAAATTTGGAAGCATAAAAGCATTTGCAAAGGCTTATGGTATTTCGCTAAATTCAATGTCAAAAAAGTTAAATGGCAAAACTGAAATATCTACTAAAGATATAGTAAAGATGTCTAAACTTCTTGATATTAAGCCATGCGAGTATCATGAGTATTTTTTTGCAATTTGAGTTCAAGCATATTGAACAGAAAGGAGAAACATGAACAAATTGATTATTTTCAAAAATGCCGAGTTCGGGCAGATACGAACAGTAACTATTAACAAAGAGCCTTGGTTTGTAGCAAGTGATATCTGTAAAGCCTTGGGATTAAGCAATCCATCTGTGGCGGTGTCTAAATTGGACGAAGACGAGAGGGCTAAGTTCAACTTAGGGGTACATGATAGCGATGGAACAAACTGCGTAAATGAATACGGCTTATACAACCTTGTATTAGCAAGTCGGAAGACAGAAGCTAAAGCATTCAAGCGTTGGATAACACATGAGGTAATACCATCCATCCGGAAGAGTGGTGGTTACATAGCAGGGCAAGAAACAATGTCAGACACCGAGTTAATGGCAAAGGCTTTATTGGTGGCACAGAAGCAGATTGAAGAGAGAAATAAGCAGATTGAAACATTACAGCCAAAAGCACTGTTCGCTGATGCAGTAAGTGCAAGTAAATCTTCAATCCTTGTAGGCGATTTGGCGAAGCTGCTGAAACAAAACGGTGTTGATATAGGGCAGAAGCGACTATTCCAAAAACTGCGTGATAAAGGTTACTTAATCAAGCAGAAGGGAGCGAGTTGGAATATGCCTACACAAAGAAGTATGGAAATGGGGTTGTTTGAGGTAAAGGAAACTACCATAACACATTCAGACGGGCATATTTCAATCAGTAAGACCGTGAAGGTTACAGGCAAAGGCCAAGTTTATTTTGTAAACAAATTTCTTAATTCTTAATTAGTACGGAGTGACAACACATGGAAGATATGCTTTATACGGTCAGGGAAGTGGCTGAAATACTTAAGACAAATACAAATTATGTATATAAACTGCAAAAAGCCGGACTCCTTCGCTTTATGAAGCTCGGAAGTCTGAAATGTAGGAAATCAACTTTAGAACAGTTCCTTGAAAGGTACGAAGGATTTGATATTAGTGATCCATTTAATATTCAAGAAATAACGGAAGGTGGTGCGAATGATGGATGTTGAATTAATTTATGGCGGTAATGCCACGGTAGAAGATTTGTGTACGCTTCACGGTCTTGGCTTTGAATTTGTAGTAGAGGATGGGGGTGTAACAGATGTTATATTACACGGACAATCCTGTTGCTGATGCGGAACGCTATTACAACGATAAGGAAGAAGAACTTAATAAGCTCCCGGAGTGTGATGAATGCGGTCATCCAATCCAAGGAGAATACTGTTACGAAATCAATCACAAGTACATATGTGCTCCGTGCCTTGTAGATAACCACAGAAAGGCGGTTGAGGATATTTTATGAGTAATAAACATATGCCACATGACTTGAAGCAAATGCAAAGCCTTCCCTTAGAAGCCAAACGAAGGATGTCAAAAGAAAGAATCAAAGTTTGGTATGAGAGTTGGAAAAAATACACCATTTATAATGTCAAGACTAAAAAAACAAGATATGTGACAACAGATGGCGAACCTTCCACAGAAGGTGTTTGGAAAAAACGTAAGAAGAAGGGCGTTGAAGTTGAAGTTTTGGTTCCCGGCACTCGTTTGAAACCTACCGAGTACATAGAAGCCGTGGTAGATGGGCAAGTATATGTTTCCTTTTCGGGTGGAAAAGATAGCACTGTTTTAGCAGACTTGTGTGCTCAAGTTTGCAAAGAGTATGGATGGACTTTATATCTGCTTTTTGTAAATACAGGTCTTGAATATCCTGAAATTCAGAAATTTGTAAAAACATTTGCTGAATGGTTGCGAAAAACCTATTCCATTGAAGTGGTTCTTGAAATAGTAAGGCCGAAAATGCGGTTTGATGAAGTTCTAAAAAAGCATGGTTATCCGGTTATCAGCAAATCTGTATCACATGCCGTTAAAGTGGCAAGAAAAAATCCTTCCGGCAAGGTTAAGAAAAACTTATTTAATCCTAATAAAACCGGAATGTATGCAATGTATAAATGGATTGATTTATTAGATGCTCATTTTGATTCTAGTGAAGAATGTTGTAACGAGATGAAAAAGAAACCTGCAAAGAAGTACACAAAAAAAACAGGCAGAAAACCCATTTTAGGCATTATGGCTCATGAATCGAAACTAAGATACACCAAATGGCTTAAATATGGATGTAATGCATTTGAACAAAACGAACCATCATCACAGCCATTATCATTTTGGGTTGAGCAGGATATATACCACTACATCAAAAAATACAACGTGCCTTACTGTTCCGTATATGGCGATATTGTGATTGATGAAAAAGTGGATGGCGAAACGGTTCTTGAAGGGCAAGTCAATCTTATTGATTACCTAGGCTGCTACGAAGAAGGCGACAAGCTAAAAACAACCGGATGTGACAGAACCGGATGCATTTTCTGTATGTTTGGATGCCATCTTGAAAAAGAACCAAACAGATTCCAAAGGCTGAAAGAAACACATCCAAGGCAGTACGAATATTGCATTGGTGGTGGCGAAATGGTTGATGGCAAGTGGCAGCCTTCAAAAGAAGGATTAGGATTAGCAAAAGTCTTGGACTATATAGGTGTTAAGTATGATTAAGATGATTATTTTAAAAGACCGTGAAGAGTGGTTAAAACACAGGATGAATTATATCGGTGGAAGTGATTGTGCTGCAATCATCGGACAGAACCCATGGAAAAGCAATGTTGAATTGTGGCTTGAAAAGACGGGGCAGGTAATACCACCGGATATATCGGATAATCCCAATGTGAAATTCGGAACAGAAGCAGAACCCATCATCCGGGAATTATTCAAGCTGAATTATCCGCAGTATGAAGTTTTCTATGAGGAAAATAATTCATGGCTCAATGATAAGTACCCCTTTGCAGCCGTAAGCCACGATGGATGGATTATCGAAAGGGAAACCGGTAGAAAGGGCATATGGGAGTGTAAAACAACGGAAATAGTATCGAGCATGAGTAAAGAAAAGTGGAATAAGCAAATACCCATGAATTACTACTGTCAATTACTGCACAGCTTGTTAGTCCGTGAAGATTGCGAATTTGCACACCTTACAGCTTTGCTTACCTGGAGATATGAGGATAAAGACCTTTATCAACAGCTAAGAAACTACCACATTGAACGGTCTGAGGTAGAAGAAGACATTAAACTTTTGGAATCTTCTGAAAAAACCTTTTGGGAGCAAGTACAAACTAAGAAAAGGCCGGGGTTAATACTTCCGGAGATTTAGGAAGGAGAGTAATGAATACACAGAAACGAAAGTTAAAATGCGAAATTTTTAGAGACTCTATGCAGAATTACAAGAAGTACGCTATCCCACCTGCTCAGTTGATTATTGCAGATGTGCCATATAATGTCGGTAAAAATTTCTATGGCTCAAATCCATCTTGGTATATAGGTGGAGATAACAAAAATGGAGAAAGCAAACTTGCAGGGAAATCGGCTTTTAATTCAGACTTCAACTTTAATCTTTATGAGTATTTTCACTTTTGCTCAAAGATGTTGAAGAAAGAAGATACTAAACCATTGGCAAGAGGTAGAAGTTCAAACAGCCCGTGTATGATTGTATTTTGTTCATTTGAGCAATTACCGACACTGATTGATGCAGGAAAGAAACACGGATTTGTGAATTACATACCTTTGGTATTTGTTAAGAATTATAGTCCGCAGGTGCTAAAAGCAAATATGCGTGTTGTTGGTGCAACAGAGTATGCCCTTATCTTATATCGAGATAGATTACCTAAGTTTAGAAATGGCGTACAAGTGGATGAAAACGGAAAAAACATACCGAACACGGGACACATGATTTTTAATTGGTTTCCATGGGAACGTGATGGAAAAGACATACCTAAGATACATCCTGCACAAAAGCCGGTTAAGTTGATAAAACAGCTGATTGAGATTTTCACAGATGAAGGTGATGTGGTTATTGATCCTTGTTGTGGTAGCGGTTCAACTTTAAGAGCAGCGGTAGAACTTGGCCGGAGTGCATATGGGTTTGAAATTGACCGAAATTTCTATAATCGGGCAAAAGATGAAATGCTTGTTTTTGAGAAAGACGGGCAAATGCACATTACGGATTTTATTTAAGGAGTACCAAAGATACCAACACAGAATTATTAGAAAGGTATCTATGAAAGAGTTTAAGAGTTTTTTTAAATCCGTTACCGGTAATGAAGGTAACAAATGTCACTACAACACAAGACTTGATACATACGGGTGCGGATGCATACACGATTGTTCGTATTGCTACGCTAAAAGCCTTCTTGATTTCAGAAACCTATGGGATGCGAAAGAGCCATCTGTCGCAGACATAAGGAAGATTGAACGGAAGATAGCAAAGCTACCCCAGGACACAATCATTAGGCTAGGTGGTATGACAGATTGCTTTCAACCAATGGAACGGAAATACGGTGTTACAAAGGCAACTATTGAGATGCTGAACCGGTACGGCATCGGCTATCTGATAGTAACGAAGTCTGATTTGGTATGTGAATATATGCACATTCTTGACAAAGAAAAAGCACACATTCAGATAAGTACAACGTGGATTCCATGTGAAAAGGCAGTAAGTACAGAAAGAAGAATTAAAGCCATTGAAACGCTGTATGATGCAGGTTTTGACGTAGCCGTTAGGTTATCCCCATATGTTCCACAGTTTGTGGACTATGAACGGCTGAACAGCATCAAATGTAACAAGATAATCGTTGAATTTTTAAGAGTTAACCATTGGATAAAAAGGTGGTTGCCACTTGATTATTCAGACTACACGGTCAAGCAATCCGGCTATGAACACTTACCACTTGCCAAGAAGATTGAATATCTGTCAAAGGTCACAGGCTTTGATGAAGTATCAATATGCGAAGACGTATCGGAGCATTATGAGTATTGGAAGGAATGTGTAAACCATAGCAAAGAAGATTGCTGCAATTTAAGAAAATAAGCGAAAGGGAAAAAGGTTGTCCGGACATAAAACCATGGTTTCCCTTCGGTAAGTGAAAATGAAAATTTTAGTGGCTTGTGAAGAATCACAAGCGGTAACAAAAGAATTGAGAGCGTTAGGGCATGAAGCATATTCATGTGACATTATCGAATGCAGCGGTGGGCATCCTGAATGGCATATACAACAAGATGTATTGCCTTTACTTGAGCTAAACATTTGCTATATGGATGCTGTAAGCAATGGCGTGTATGGGACAGAGTTCTATACATCTGACAGTGATTATCATTGGTTTGCCGGCAGATGGGATATGATTATTGCTTTTCCGCCGTGTACGCATCTAAGCAGCAGCGGGCAATGGGCATATACAAAAGGCTTTAAAGACATATCTCTCAGAGAAGATGCTGTGGATTTCTTTATGAAATTTGCAAATGCAGATTGTGAAAGAATCGCTATTGAAAATCCTGTAGGAATAATGTCGACGAGGTTTAGAAAACCGAATCAGATAATTCATCCGTGGCAGTTTGGACATAACGCAGAAAAGCAGACTTGCTTATGGTTAAAAGGGTTAGATAACTTACAACCACTTACAGATGTAAAGCCTGAATTGGAATATTTTGAATGGGTTGATAAAAAGACAGGCAAGAAAAAGAGGATGCAAAAATGGATGTATGACATCAGATGTATAAGTGACAGAAAAAAAAGGGCATCTGTTGCAAGTAAAACATTTCCTGGTATTGCAAAAGCAATGGCTGAACAATGGGCCGGAAAAATAAGAGAGGAGTAAAACGAATGGAATTAAGAGTAAACGAGGTAACAT